GCCGACGTAATTGAAGAAGTTTCAATCGTGCCATCCTTCATTACAACTGATATTTTGTTATTAGAACTAGACGGCAAATGTACGTTTTCATTGTCAAAAACATCCCAAGTGTCAATATTGCCTGCTCTGTTGTCAAACAACACAGGTTTATAATCAATTCTGACAAGGCTTGTTGTTGCACCTAAAATTCTTCCTGCCAAGCGCACACCGACACGCATCTCATCAGAGATTTCAAATACTTGGCCAGGCAAAACATTTAAACCCTCAAGTCCAACAGAGAACGTTACCGTTTCATCGTGCAGCCTTTCAGATTGCATGATCCACCGTCCCATGCGTTGAGCTTGATACTTGGACGTGCAGCCGAAGGCAACAACGCTTTTCTCTTGTACGCCATATTTATCAATAAGAATTCTGTCTTCTATGCAAATAAAGTTTGGCTTATGAAAGTTATCGGGATCGTTGTAACGCACACGCACCCTTGTACTGCGTGTTTTTAGTGAGGATCCGCTGTACGAAAAGCTGCCATTGACAACGTTTGAATTGCTAAATGCATGAATTGCTGGAACGTCTCCGCGGTCTAGCTCTCCGTGGTCTGCTGCAACTTGTACGTTGTCTGACTTCCAGAACAGCATCCCACGGAAGACGCTAGCCATGTCCTGCAGGACGCTAAATGCTTCTGCCTGCGACCCAATGACCGTGTTGATTGCAAATCGTGCCTCTTGACTGCCGTCAGGGTTAGTCACTATCTCATTGCTGTATTTAGCAATTTCAATCAAATCAACCCAATTAAGATTTGACTGGTCGATAAAATCACCAGCGCCATAGCGTTTGTTGGTGAGCAGATCATAGAAACAACAGACCGGACACGTAGTCCAGGCACCATTATCCTGCAGGCTTCCATCAAAAGGAACCGTGCTGTCAAATTCTAAACTTCCTGGAGCAAGCTCATCACCTCTAACAGTTGCGCTTGATGGTATTTTTACCCTAAGACCTTTTATGTCATATGCTCTTGCAGGTAATGTGCTGTACTCTTCTGCTTCTAGGCTGAGAGATACAAGCGCCGTATGAGGATACGCTGTGCCAAATTTTTTGCCAACAATAATGCTTGTCCAAAGAATTTGGTCAGCACGCTTGTTGGCTATAGGGGTTTTCTTTGGCAGGTCTTCAAAATCGTTGAATGAAATTTCAAACGCATTTTCAGGGTTATTAAACTCAACTTTTTTTACTCTTATTTTGTAAGGTCCCTTGCCATACCTTTTTTTCGTTAAATCAATAGTTTGCGTTTTGAATTGATAGCTCGACGTGCATATGCCTTTAATTATGTTTCTTCTTTCCTGGCTTTCAACCTCTATATCTACTTTATTCCAAACGCCATCAGCGCCGCAGATATGCAACTCTAATTTAATTTGAGCAAAGAACAACTGCCCACGCGCTAGTCCTTCAACTGCAACACAATAAAGTTTTGGAATTGTAAATATAAGCTCAACAAAATCAACATCAACATCAGTTATGGCGCGGGTTACTTGCCCTTCGCCATAGTCTGGCTTGCCTTCCCGCAAGGTGCCTTCAGGATTTAATTTCTCGCTGTAATTAGAACCAATCTGTTGGTTGACATCAATAATCGTTGTTTGCTGATCCTTAAACGTAGACCCTTCGTTGAATGTGCCTTGCGAGCCTAATCCCTCTTTGGTCAAAATTTTGACAGTTTCAGTTGAATACTGTCTGCCTGTAACTATCGTTTCATTTAAAAAAACGCTTTTCTTAGATCGCCCTGCCAATACCAAACCTTCGATTGGCCCTTCGCAAAGTGCGTCAATAATTTTTAGCGTGGTCTTGGAGTTGAGAGCCATAGCGAATCAGTCGTTTCCGTCTAAAAGTCCGTAGCCGTAAGCATGAAAGATCAGCCTTGCGTCATCATGCACCGCAACGTCAACAATTTCAACTGTCACCCTAACTTCGTCTCGACCCGTGACTTTAGGCATTTCTAAACGGTGACCATACAAGATGTTGTGTTTTTTGCTTTGTAAGAGAAGACCTTGAACAGTCACATCAGCACTTGCAACTTTTGGGTTAGAGCCTGTCCCTTCTAACTCAACAGTGATCCTGTATCTAATAAAACCATCTATTATGGTTGAACCTTCGCCAGCAACATAGTCAAACAAGCCGTTGTTTATTTTAAATAGAATGTCGAGTTTTTTTCTTGGATCGTTTCTGTGTTTTAACTCATCACTTCTAAATTTTTTGCCCACCTCAAGATCTCTGTCGCCGTTGGGTGGGCCAAATTGTTTGTTAACAAGAATTCTTTTGGTTTTATTGGGGTCAGTGCTGTTAAAACCTTTGCTCTTTCTTCGCCCTTTCAGTCCACCATGGCTCTCTAATTTTTGGCTTACCTGCTCACCATTGATTCTAAAAGTGTTCAAGCCTGGCGCTTGCGTTGTTATTTTTAGCGGGTCTGAGTCATCAGATACCTCAAGATTGGCAGCAAGTAAATGGCTTCCTGCAATGACACGGCCGTAAATTACAGGCACTGTGGCTCCCGTTCCAACGGTGTTAGCTGGTCCAGTAAAGGCGTAGTTTGCTTGGCCCATTGCACCGCGTGTAACGCCGTCAGGGCCAGGACCGCGCACGTTTGTGCCTTCGCCTCTGATCCTGTTAGCACCGAGGTTGCCAAGCTGTGGCTGTGGTGAAATCAAGTCTGCAGTGCCAGAAAGAATTAAGCCTACGCCGAGAGCGCCTGCAGCCGTGCCAGCAATAGACAGCGCTGTTGCACCAGCCAAAGTTCCTGCTCCGGCTAAAAAGCTAGTGCCGAATAATCCAGCACCAGGAATCAAGAACGACGCAGCAACCAAGCCCACACCAACCAATATCTGTGTCGTACTGCCACCACCCGCACCAGAAATGACAGGCACCACAAGCAATGGCTTGCTACCAAAGGGCAGCTGTAGCTCGTCATATCCCATTGCTGCACCACCTTGTATGACCTTGTACCCAACACCGTTATGGTGCGCCTGCATCAACTCCTGCTTTAACGCAGGATGGTTAATGCACAACAGCTTGATCGCATCTGCTGGCGTCTGCAGGTTGTAATACTCGTGGTGCTTGCCGTACTTCTCGCCAAGCTCACCTGCCAACATGACAAGTTGCATGACGAAAGACAGCCGCAATCCTTTTCCAATAGTACCGCCGCAACGGCTCTACCGCACTAATGCTGTCCACACGCTGGTGCAAAATCTTGTCACCGCCTAAATAAATGGCTGCGTGCATTGGCGTTCTTGTCCCAAGCTGCATCAACAACACGTCGCTTTTCTGGCGATCGTCAAAGGCAACACGCCTGAACTCAAGTGACTTTGCGTAACGCAAAAAAATACTATCTGTCGTGCCAAGGTCCTCAGGCCGAGGAAAATCTGGCAGCTCGACGCCAATTAGCTCGTAGTATTTCCGCACTAGGGTGTAGCAATCTTGTTTGCCGTACTCCCACTGCAGGCCGACTAGGGATCGATAGTCAACCATTTTTTGTCCGGGACAGAATATACGAACCAGGGCAGTCCGGTCTGTGTGCAAGCTTTACGGTCTGCCTCACTAACTGGAGTACCGTCTGGATGCGAATGGACGACGCCTTCGATGTCTCCAAAATACATAGCACGCGCATAGTCGACGGGCTCTAAAACAAAATCTGATCTTGGATCATTTGCGATGTTACGGCAAGGGAAGTAACTGCTATTGACAATTAAACCGCACGACTCCTCAGGCAATTTAACGTGCGCGTGCCTTTCGGCTTCAAGCTTGAAGTCTTGCGCCATAAAAACCTCCAAAAGGCAGCTTTTCTCTATCAGGGAATCTCGCTTGGCAACTAGACAATCTCTTGCCGCAAACATCCGCAGCTTCTTTTTGCGCTTGCGTACCAGTTGTAATCGGCTGATCGTCAATCGTGAAACAGGCGTCGTCAACGTAAGGACACTCCCTACCGCCGCGATAGGTCCATGAGCAAAATTCTTCAATAGTTCTGCGAGGTAAAGCTAAGTTCGTTAGATCAAGCTTTGGCGCTAACTCGAACTCCACAAACTGAGGGTTTTCAGACGAAATTCTGTCGATGTACCATGTCTCCACAATCTTGGCGTCAGGGTCAGCAGTATCGTTAAATGTTTGCTCGATCAAAGTATCCCCACCTTGCGTAATTAAAAAATCTTCTACATCCGACTCACGAGTAAACCTAACATCCTGATTAAAGTTTGCTGTGTCGATAAACTTGGCAAAAGTACGGATGCGTCTAACTTTTGCTGCCAATGGGTTGTATAGCAGGTTTAAGCTAGTAATTGCATTGTTGACGTTGGCAACCCGTAGCGTTGGGCGTGGCAACGTGCCTTTTGCGGAAAACTCAAAACCATCCACTTCAACTGGAACGGCAGGGTAAGCTTGGCCGCCAAACTTAATGGTCTCTGTTAGCCCGTTCTTGCCAGCGTGATAACGCAACGTATCATCTACACCGTT